GCCATCGACGAGTACGAAGAGGCCGAGCCGGTGGCGTGGATGGATATTGACGGGTGTCTGCTTATAGACGTTGATGCCGAGGATATTCAACCGCGATGGGTGCCGCTCTACACACATCCGCCGAAGGACAAGAGCAAGTGATGCTGCTACCTCGAAGATCGGAGTGAACAAAATGAACACGCTTGACACGATGAAGATGGCACTAGCAATGCTAGAAAAGTGCAACATGAATGGCTGGATGCTTGCAGATTACGAGGATGAGATGTACCAAGCCATCTCCGCACTCAAGCAAGCCATCGAAGAGTGCAAGAAGGCCAAACCCAAGGAGAAGAACGCATGATCGAACTGGAACTCAAATTCGCCTGGCAATTCGTCCCGGCTATATACAAGCGCCTTTACCTCCACCTCAGCAATGCCGGGCCGCTAACCTCAGTCGAACTCCAATCCTGGTATCCCGGCCACCCGCGGCAGGTTACCAAAGCCCTCACCATCCTTCACAAGGCCCAGCTCTGTCGCATTGTCGAGTGGAAACGTGACCCTCTCGTCTTCCAACGCCAGATACCCTATTGGAACATTGGGCAAGGCAAACACGCTCCGAAGCTCCGCAAGATGACCTGTGCGGAAAAAGCCCGAAGGTGGCGGGCGAAAGTCAAGCTCACCACCACCAAGCCCTCTCTTCCATCTCTTTTGAAAGGACAACTCTCATGACCCGCCGCGGCCGCCCCTCAAACGCTGTCCCCACAATCGACTGGAAGTGCCACGTCCCGATCCCTATTGCGGCTAAGGTCGACATCTTCCTCCTCGACCCCCTTTCTGGCAAGACCCGCCACGGAGCGCGTTCCGCCCTCGTAACCCAGCTCCTCATCCAATGGCTCCAATCCAAGGGCGTTAATATCCAGGAGACTCACCATGCCGTGCAAGGGCAAGGGGAAGAAGCCGCCCAAGAAGTAAAAGGCTAGAAGCATTGGGGTGGCAAGAATAATGCAGATGTTGCAAACCTTGCCGCCCCATGCCACGATAACATTTCCCCCGAAAAGGATACCAGCATGACAACCCAATACTCCCCCGAACAACTCAACGACCTTCGCCAGAAAGTCCTCGCCGGGCAAGACGTCTCGGTTGAAGAATACGCTGCGATTATCACCTCCCTCCGCCAGAAGCGCACCGGCGATGTGGCGGCAGCGCATGAAGCCAAGGTGAAGAAAACCCCGACAAGCAAAACCCCTGTGGAACTCCCGGAGATTTTCAATGACCTCTAAACATCCCCCCACAAAGCCGATTACTCATGCGTCTCCTGAACGTGTCTGGGAGACCACGGGAAGGTTTTCCCCAGAAGGCAAACCTCTGTGGGCCTCGCGAGCCTGGACTAAGGGCGAACGGGCCAAGTATTGCCTCACCGTTCTTCGCCGTGCACCTTTTCCAAGAGAAGCATAATGTCAACCGCCTTCACCTTCCCCGAAGTCATCGACAACACAGCCCGATCGACTTTCGTCTCGTGCCCCCAGAAGTGGATCTATGCCTCTTGCATGAACATCGCGCCGAAGGAATCTTCCGTCCATCTTCACGCCGGCGGGGCTTTCGCTCGCGGGCTCGAGGTGGCCCGAAAGGCATTCTTCGAGCAAGGCCAATCCCCCGAAACCTCCATCAAGCAAGGCTCCGAGGCCCTCCTGGAAGCCTACGGTGACTTCGAGTGCCCCGAGGACTCGGCCAAGTCGAAGGAGAAGATGCTCGAGGCCCTCTGGGAATACTTCATCGAATACCCCCTGCAGTCCAACCCTATCGTCCCGCTCGAGGTTTCTCCCGGCAAGTTCGCCATCGAGTTTACTTTCGCCATCCCCCTCCCGATCAACCATCCCGAGACCGGGAATCCCCTGATCTACGGGGGCCGCTTCGACATGCTCGCCGCCTTCAACCATACCAAGTTCGCTGTGGACGAGAAGACCGCCTCGCAACTTGGGCCGTCGTGGGCCAAGCAGTGGGAACTCGACTCCCAGTTCACCGGCTACTGTTGGGCGGCCCAGCAATACAACTACGACGTCGCGGGAGCAATCGTGCGGGGGATCAGTATTCTCAAAACCAAGTTCGGTCACTCGCAAGCCATCGTCTATCGCCCTCAGTGGATGATCGATCGCTGGCACAAAAACCTCTTGTTCAACATCGAGCAGATGCTTTCGGTCTGGAACTCTTGGCGCCGGGAAGGTTTCATTCCCCTCGCCCTCGACAAGTCCATCTGCTCCAACTACGGTGGCTGTGCATACCATCGCCTGTGCCAATCGCAAGATCCCCTTCCGTGGATCGAAGCAGATTTTGGCCCCCGCCACTGGAACCCGCTGCACATCAACACCTAAGATGACCACCCAAACCTGGATCATCGAAGGCGAGATCTTCCCGCCGGAGCAGGTTCCTCTGGAGCGAACCCATGCCGAGTACCATCGACCGTTCTCTATTGCCTTCTTCTGCCCCTTCTGTGGGGAGATTTGGGCTCGTCGAATCGTCTCCGGCTCGCCGGATTCCGAGTGGACTCTCTGGCATCGACCTTGTTCTAAGCACCAATCTTCCCCCTCACGTGGCCTTAGTGGTTCCGTCTGGCTTGGCTTCAACACAGACTCTGACCGAAACCTTCCTCGCGCAGTGTTGCGTCGTGAGGCTTTGATACATATTCGGGCCTCTAATTCTGAATTACCCACCCCCCAAAAAGGAACCCTCTCATGACAATCCCTGGCGTAAACGTTCTTCTCGTGGGCTCGACCGGCAGCGGCAAGACCCATTCAATCCGAACCCTTGTGGAGCAAGGCCTCGAGGTCTTCGTCCTCTTCACCGAACCCGGCATGGAGGTTCTCGCCGACATCCCCTCGGACAAACTCCACTGGCATTACATCCCCCCAGCGACTCCTGACTGGGCTGATATGCTTGACTCCGCCAGCAAGATCAACCGCTTGCCGTTCAAAATGCTCACCGAAATGGGTGACATCAACAAGTCGAAATACCAAGAATTCCTCCATGTGCTCGAGGCCTTGTCCAATTTCAAAGACGCTCGAACGGGCAAAGAGTTCGGGGCCGTCGACTCCTGGGACACCTCGCGGGTTCTTGTTGTTGACTCTCTCTCGGGCCTCAACATCATGGCGATGAACCTTGTTACTGGATCAAAGCCAGTAAAATCTATGGCTGATTGGGGCGTTGCGATGGACAACCTCGAGCGCCTGATCACCAAACTCTGCGTCGACACCAAGTGCCACTTTGTCCTCACCGCGCATCTCGAGCGCGAAACCGACGAAAACACCGGGGCGTCTTCCCTCATGGCTTCCACCCTCGGGAGGAAGCTCGCACCAAAACTCCCCCGCTTCTTCTCCGATGTCGTCCACGTCAAGCGCGACGGGACAAAATTCCTCTGGTCAACGGCCACCTCAAACGTTGACCTCAAGGCCCGCAACCTTCCCCTTCTCGACGCGCTCCCGCCGTCGTTTGAGCCGATTATTAAGTCTTGGCGTTCCCGCGCCGAGGCGAAATAACAGCGTCTGGCTGTCTCCAGATAATCTCAACCTTTCCTTTTTATAGGAGTCTCAAATGTCTACTTTCAATCCCGAAGCCTTCATGTCCGCATCCATCCAGGGCGCCAACGACACGCAATCCATGCAAGTGCCGGAAGGCGACTTTCAAGGCATGATCTCCAAGGTCGAGCCCCGCGTGGTCGGTCAGGAAAATCCCCGTCCGATCATTGCGATCACCTGGAAGGTCGATGACGAAGGCGTGCGCCAGCTGACCGGTCGCGCCGAGCCGACGGTTCGCCAAACCATCTGGCTCGACGTCACCGAGTCCGGCGGGCTCGACATGGGCAAAGGCAAGAACGCCCAGCTCGGCAAACTCCGCGACGCGCTCGGCCAGAACGACGCCGGCAAGCCGTGGAATCCGGGTATGCTCCAGGGCGGCGTGGCCCGCATCAAGGTGAAGCACTCCCTCGACAAGCGCGATGGCGTGACCATCAACGCTGAAGTCTCGGGCGTCAGCAAGCTGTAACAGACCGGGGGAAGGAGGAGAAGCTTTCCTTCTCTCCCCCTGTTTTCGAGAGCGGGCTACGGTAGCCTTCTCTCTAAAACAAGGAGATCTAATGTCAATCTTCAAAGACCAGAAGAAATTTATGCTCGCTTGCGATCAGGTAATCGCCGGCGGCCTCAATGTCGAAACCCGCTTGTGGGAACGCCTCATCCGCGAGGAGTATCATGAACTCCTCAAAGACTTCGAGGCCTTTCACATAAGCCCGTCGCTTGACAACATCGCCAGGATGTCGAAGGAAGCCATTGACCTGATCTATGTTCTCGCCGGGCTCCTCAACAACCTCTCCGTCCCCGCCGACGAGGTCTGGGCCGCCGTCCACCAGTCCAACATGGCCAAGGTCGACTCCTCCACCGGCAAGGTCGAGAAGCGCCCCGACGGCAAGATTCTGAAACCCTTTGGTTGGCAAGCCCCTGATATTCTCTCTATCCTCCTGGAGGCCCGCAATGCGCGTAGTTGATCTGGAAAAAACCTACATCCCCGACAATCGCCAGCGGAAGGTCTTTGACCAAAAAAAGCTTGATGACCTTGAAGCCAGCATCCTGTCAAAGGGGCTTCTCCACCCGCCCGTCTACGAATGGGATGAAGACTACGATTCCTATCGGCTTGTCGCGGGTGAGCGCCGAACCCGTGCGATTCAGCAGATTGCACAAAAGGGCCTCTCCTATCGCTGCGATGGAAAAGACATCGCTCCCGGCAAAATCCCCCTGATCCTCATCACCGATCTTTCCTCGTATCTTATCCGCGAAGCCGAGCTCGAAGAAAACATCATCAGGGAGAACCTCACCTGGCAGGAGCAAGCCGCGGCGATCGCTGAGCTTCATCAGCTCCGCACCGAGCAAGCCGAGGAAATGGGAACCCGACCGCAGACCGTCTCGGCCACCGCAACCGAGATCAAAGGCTCAGGGGCCCCTGCCGAGGGAAAGCAAATCACCAAGGTCACCGAGGCAATTATTCTTGCCCGGCACCTTGACGATCCCGAAGTCGCGGCCGCCAAGTCCCAAAAGGACGCCGTGAAGATTCTTCGCAAAAAAGCCGAGGCTGCCCATCGTGAAAAACTTGCCGCACAATTCGACCACTCCTCCTCCCCTCACATCCTCACGCAAGGCGACTCGCTCGAACTTCTTCGATCTCTTCCTGACTCTCATTTTGATCTTATCCTCACTGATCCTCCTTATGGAGTTGGAGCTGATACCTTTGGCGACATGGCTTCTACCGGACACGCATATAAGGATACCCCCGATTACGCCTTAGCCTGTTACACTACACTTGCCCGCGAGGGAGCCCGCGTCGGCAAGCCTACCTGCACCCTTCTTGCCTTCTGTGACATTCGAATGTTCTCCCAGATCGAAATGGAATTCACCCTCCACGGCTGGGACGTCTGGCCTTCCCCTCTCATCTGGAACAAGCTCAATGGAATGCTACCAAAGCCCGACTTCGGCCCGCGAAAAACCTACGAAGCAATCCTCATGGCGACTCGCGGCAGCCCACGTTATCTTAAAACTGGCGCTCCTGACGTGCTCACATTTGCTCAAGTCCAAAACCCTTCGCACGGAGCACAGAAGCCCGTCGATCTCTACGTGGAACTTATCACCCGAGCAGTACTGCCTGGTGCGCGTGTGCTTGATCCGTTTGCGGGAAGCGGAACTATATTCCCGGCTAGCAATCGAGCGAAAGTCACGGCGACAGGCTTCGAACTGAACCACGAGTACTACAACCTTGCCCTTTCCCGCATCAACGAGCAAACCGTGGAGGATCTTGGAATATGAGCGACGGAGCGACCGAGATGATGCGCGACGAGCAAGACATAGCGGACATGGTGAATGCTCCTCCGCATTATAAGAACCATCCCTCGGGGGTCGAGTGCATCTGCATCACCGAGCATATGAACTTCTGCCTTGGCAATGCCGTGAAGTATATCTGGCGGGCCGGACTGAAGGGCAATGCGCTTGAGGATTTGGCGAAAGCCCGCTGGTACCTCGACCGGGAAATCGACAGGCTTGCAAAGGAGCGCAAATGAACAGCCCGATTCGGGTTCCCTCGGCTGGGCCACTTCCAGCCGAGGTTCTTATCGTGGGTGAAGCCCCTGGGGCAGACGAGGAGTGGAAGCTCGAGCCCTTCGTTGGGGTGTCTGGTCAGGAGCTCACCCGCATGATGCACGAGGCCGGGCTCATCCGCTCCGAGGCCCGCCTCACAAACGTCTGCCCCTTCCGCCCGCATCGGAACGAGATCGAACACTTCCTCGAAACCTCCAAGTCCAAGGCCGCGACCAAGGGGTTTCTTCACTTTTGGAGAGGTAAATACTATGGCGACGAGATACACGAAGGTCGGCTCGCCTTGGTGGAGGAAATTCGCCAGGCAAAACCAAAGATCATCGTTGCCCTCGGGGAAACAGCCTTGTGGGCCCTCACAGGCGAAACCGGGATTACCTCCTGGCGTGGTTCCTATCTCGACCTCAACGAGGAACTGGTCGAAGCTTCAGGATACTCTTGCCCTGTGGTTCCAACGTACCATCCCGCAGCCGTTCTACGAATGTGGGACTGGAGAGCTGTGGCTGTTCATGATCTTCGTCGGGTGGCTTTGTATTTAAGCAACCCCGCCAAGTACCACTACCCAAATTACCAGTTCGCAATCCACCCTACACTTCCAGGGGTTATGCAAACCCTTAACAGCCTCATAACTGAGTGCAACAAAGGTGAACTTCGAATCGCTTGCGATATTGAAACCATCTCCCGCCATATTGCTTGTGTGGGGATTGCTTGGAGCCATCTTGACGCCCTTTGCATTCCTTTCATGATCCAGGGCGGGCAGCCATACTGGAACCTTGACGAGGAGATCGCCGTTTGCCAGCGCCTCAAAGACCTCCTCACCCACCCAAACTGTTATGTCGTCGGGCAGAACTTCAACTACGACGCCCAGCACTTTGCCAAGCACTGGGGATACAAAGCCAATCTTCGCTTCGACACGATGATCGCCCAACATACGCTTTTCCCGGGCATCCCAAAGGCGCTCGACTTCATCAGCAGCATGTATTGCCACTACCATCGGTACTGGAAAGACGAATTGAAAGACTACCATCGGATGCCGGATGACATTCATCAGTTCTGGACATACAACTGCAAGGACTGCGTGATTACCTGGGAGGCCTCGACAGAGCTGGAGGAGCAGATCGACTTGGCCGGGCTCCGCCCACAATTCGACTTCCAAATGAAGATGGTGAAGCGGACTTTCAACGCCATGCTTCGCGGGGTGAAGATCAACCAAGCCCGGCGGAATGAAGTCTCCGCGGAACTTCTCAATGCGATTCAGGAGCGCGATCACCTTATCCACTCCATCGTTGGGTTTTCCCTTAACGTCGGCTCCCCCAAGCAAATGAAGGAGTTCTTTTATGACGACCTCGGGGTTCAGGTTGTCCTTCATCGCAAGACCAAAAAGCCCACGCTCGATGACGAGGCTCTGCAAAAGATCGGGAAAAAGAACCCGCTGCTTCAGCCCCTTCTTGACCTCATTGCCGAGAAGCGTTCCCTCGGCGTGTTCCTTTCAACCTTCTGTCTCATGCCCCTCGACAGCGATATGCGAATGCGAACTTATTACAACGTAGCCGGCACGGAAACCTTCCGGCTCAACTCCGGCGAGAACGCTTTTGGCTCCGGGGGCAATCTGCAAAACATCCCGAAGGGAGAAGAAGAATGAAGCTCCTTTCCCATCAAACACTTCCCAACGTGCGGAAGTTCTTTGTCCCCGATCAGGGCTACACCATTTGCGACACTGACCTCGACCGGGCCGATCTTCAAGTTGTAGTCTGGGAGGCCAACGATGACGAACTCAAATCAGCCCTGCGACGCGGGGTGGATCTTCACATCCTCAACGGGATCGCGCTGGAAAATCAGCCCGCTCCTCCGCTCGATGAACTCGTGGAAAGTCACCCCAATTACCCCGAGCATAAGGCTCGGTATAAGCGAGTCAGACAGCTTGCTAAATCCTTTGTGCACGGGACTAACTATGGCGGATCTGCAAGAACTATGGCAATTGCTGCGAATTGCACCGTCCACCAAGCTGAACTTCTCCAATCCCGCTGGTTCGCTGCTCATCCTGGAATCAAAGACTGGCACCGGAGAGTCGAACGCGATCTGATGACCCGCCGGATGGTGACGAATAAGTTCGGCTACCGTCGCGTCTATTTCGACCGGATCGAGGGGATTCTTCCCGAGGCCCTCGCGTGGATTCCTCAATCCACCGTGGGGCTTTATATCAATCGCATCTGGGATGCCCTCGAAGCGCAAGAACCCCTCATTGAGATCCTCCTCCAGGTTCATGATAGCCTCGTCTGGCAAGCCCCCACATATCAATTCTCCTTTGCTCAGTCCCGCTTCCGTTCCATCGCCTCGACCATTACCATCCCTTACGACGATCCCCTCATCATTCCAGTTGGCTTTAACTCTTCGTCTGTTTCTTGGGGCGACTGTAAATAAAAAGGGCGGGTTATTTTCAATAACTCTCCCCCAATAATCGGAGGCATTATGGCAAGTCGCAAAACAAAGGATTGGCTTCAGTCCTTTGTGCAGTACGCTTCGTATGGAGAAGCCCCGCTCAAAATGTACTTTTGGGTTGGGATCAGCACCCTTGCCGGGGCCCTCCGCCGACGCGTCTGGATTGACCAAAAGTATTTCCAGTGGACGCCGAACTTCTACGTCATCCTTGTCGCCCCGCCCGGTGTGGTCAGCAAATCCACCACCGCTTCTGTCGGGATGAATTTGCTCAAGGACGTCTCCGGCGTAAACTTCGGCCCAGACGTTGTCACCTGGCAAAAGCTTGTCGAAGACATGGCGAAGGCAAAGGAAATGGTGCTTGACAACGCGACCGGGGAATACCTCCCCATGTCCTGCGTTACCATCGCGGCCAGTGAGTTCGGCACTCTCCTCAACCCAAACGACAGGGAAATGGTCGATGTTCTTGTTTCCCTCTGGGACGGCCAGCCCGGCGCCTTCAAGAAATCCACCAAAACCTCAGGCAACGACGTTATCGAAAACCCCTGGATCAACATCATAGCTTGCACCACCCCCGCTTGGATCGCCGGGAACTTCCCTGAGTACATGATCGGAGGCGGCTTTACTTCCCGCTGCGTTTTTGTCTTCGCCAAACAAAAACGGCAGTTTGTTGCCTACCCCGCTGACCACGTCCCAAAGGAATTCATGCAACTCCGCAGTGATCTTGTCCATGATCTCGAGGTAATCTCAACCCTTGTTGGAGAATATTCTCTCGACGACGAGGCGAAACAATGGGGCGAGGTGTGGTACTCCAACCACTGGAACTCCAAGCACCGTAATCTCCCGCCGGATCAGTTCGGGGGCTACCTCGCGCGAAAGCAGACGCATATCCACAAGCTCGCAATGATTATCGCGGCCAGCGAGTCCGACGAGCTTGTCATCCATCGGCGCCACTTAGAATTCTCCGCCGAGATGATTGATGCCCTTGAAGACGATATGCCCTATGTCTTCGACAAGATCGGCCGCACCCAGTCCACTCAAGTCATCAATGACCTTGTCGAGATCGTTCGCGCCTACCATTCCGTGGCGCAACAAGATCTCTATCGCAGTCTGAGTCGGAAATGTACCTGGAACGAGTTCAATGAAATTCTCTCCTCGGCTATCCAGGCCGGGTTCGTCAAGGCCGTCCAAAAGGGCGACGCCATGTTTATCGAAAGGAAGAACATCAATGTCTGACATTGGAAAAAACGACAAGTTTCACACGGCCATCAAGGCCCTTGGTTATTGCTGTCCCTTTGAGTTCTTCCGCCAGCATCCCAAGCTTTCGTCGCGGGAACTCGGCAACCTCACTGGCTGCCAGCCCCGGACGATTCGCTTCTGGCGGGGCCGCTCAGGGTGTTGCGCTTCCGCCCCAGGCTGTCTTAACATCTCCCATGATTGACTTCATAGCCTTCGGCCCTTTACCTTCCTCGCGGGCCTTGATGGTATTCCGCTTGGACTTCAGGCTTTGGGCCTTCATCTTCCCGGTAATGGCAAAGTCTCGATACTTCTCCGGCAGGGATTCATTGAAGTTAACAATCCCCTTGTCGGCCGCCTCAAGCCTTTTTTCGTCTTGCGTAAGAATCGCCTCGTTGCGGTTGTCCAACAGGGTTTGCTTCCGCGACCGCCAATAGATTTGCTCCCCCGCTTCCATGTAGTTCATTTCGCGGGAGCGGGCCAACACCGCCGGGTTCGCACCAAGGGCCATCGACACAATCTCCCACTCGGTCAGGTCGCGGAAGTTTCCACTACCCGGGGGGTCTTCGACTACGCGAGCCCCGGCCTTATCCAGCACAGCCCCAGTCGGCCGTAAGGATTGCAGCACCGTCGCATCAACCGCTCGTCCAATAGCACCAACTGCTCCCGGCAGTTCCCCAACAACCTCACTTCCCCTCGCTTGTCCCTGCATATATTTCGCGGCGGCCTCGACAAACTTAAGCATATCTTCAGTGAATCCGCCGAACGGGCCGGCCCCTTTCACCGCCAGCGCGCCAATCACCTGTTGATAATCCTTAAAGTCCCGGTTCAGCAAATCCACCCCCGGCAGAATCCTTCCAAGGGAGAAGCTTCCACTCAGATCCATTCCGCCGAAGTTCCCCAGCACTCCATGCATCACCAGATTTGGATCAAGGCCAAGTTCGTTAATAAACTGCCGGATCTCCATCCGCAGGTTCGTTTTGTAAACCTTCCGCCAGATGTATTGCAAAAACTCCAGTACGTTCTCGGCAAACGGCGGGGCCAGCAGCCCTCCCAGAATCATATACATCATCCAGAGTTTCGCCGTATAACCCCCCGCACCAAGCGCGCTTTCAATCTTCGCCATGTTGCCCCTTGCTGCAACGTCGGCCTTCAACGCCTTCGAATAGCCCCCCATCATATTCCAAGTCATAAACTGCAAATACGAGGCAAACATGGTCAAGATTGCTTTCTTCCCGCGGAACAGTTCCGAGCGGTTTCCTGCATCGTAGGCGTTCTGCAGCAGATTCGTCTTTTGCACTGCAGATTGGTATGCCGCCTCAATCCCAATACCTCGCCCCCGCTCTGCTTCAAACATCATCGTAAGCGTTGCAAGTCGGTTCGCCTTTTCCACAAAACGGAAGGGTGCCATGCCGTACTCTGTCGCCAGATACCCCAACTTCCCAAGCATCCCGCCGGTCACACCTCTGAGCACCGTGGGCGAGTTCGCTTGTCCGGCCAAGAAGTAAGCATACGACTGATCCAACACGCCTTCACTCACTGCCTTGTTATACATCCAAACCAGGGGGCTTTCCTCCGCCGATACTTCACCAATAATATGTTTTGTCTGCGGAGACTTGTCAGCCTTAATCAGCCTTGCCGCATCCCACAGGCCTTTGGAGAAATAATAGTGCCCCTTTCTTTCCCCAAACTCAGTCGTGATGGCGGCATAGCTATTCAGCATCGTGCTGAAGTTCATCAAGGCAGTCTTAACGTTGTAAGCCAGATAAACCAGCGCTGCCGCTGTACGAATCCCCTGGAACTCATACGGAGGATAAAGCACATAGTCTTTAACCCGATTCATCAGGTCATGATTCCGCTGCAGCAGTGAGGCTTGCTCAAGCCCACCCGGTGAAATATCCTTTTGGGCCTTTCTCAACTGCGCCCGGTGCGCGTTGATCGCCTTGGTAAACCCCGCCCGGAAATCAAGCTTCCAGATAAAGTTCGCATTATGCCACATGAAGTTGGAGTAGTTCCGCAGAATATCCCGCTCTCCGCCATCCATCAGTTCGTTTTGTTTCCCATAGCGAACCACAAGCTTCTCGTGTCCGGCCGGGATCATCAGGGTGCTCATAGCGTCCAGTTGAACTTTCGAAAACAAGTTAGTCTGCTCAAGAGACTCAAGCAAGTTCCGCGGGAGCGTCAGAGGAATCCCCTTGTAATCATCCAGCTTTTTCCAATCAACATTTTGCCCTGAGGTTTTCTTCGTGTTCCACTTGCGAAGGGCAACGTCCATCTCAGCCTTCGATTCATAATACTCCACCCGAATGGTTTTGTATTTCCGCTCGCCAGGCTTTCTTTCTGCCTTCAACTCCTGTACCGTTACCACGAAGTTCCCATAATTCCCCTGGGGGAAGAACGGAGTCAGCCGGATCTTCTGCATCGACTGGTAAAGCTTTTCAAGCTCCATCACCGCCACCGCCGGGTTCAAGAGCCAACGAGTCGCAAGCTTCCTCTCCAGCACATTTTGCAAGGCGGTGAATTGAGCAAGCTGCGTGTTCTTAATATCGAGGATAAACTGATGCAGCTGTTCCCCGCGCTCCGTCCCAGGTTCAATCCCAAACTTCCGCAGAGCCTCGGTAATTCTTTTTTGCTTCCCCGGATCAACTGGCGGCCCGAACTCCCAATGGTCAACCTCTTTTCCAGTAGCACTCGTAACGTCCCGCCCACCGTCCTCGAGGTTTCCCCAAATAAGCTGCCGGCCCCCGACCTCGGGGCCGGCCGTCCAACCTTGCAGATCATACCACAACTCGCCGGATTTCCATTCAGCCTCCAAGAATCCATAGATCGAGTCGAGTTCCTTCTGGCTCCGCTTCTTCAATTCTTTCACCAGCACCTCGGCGGGCTGCTGAAGGGTGTTCTTAAATGCCTCTCCCTTTTGCAGGGCTTGCAGCATATCCTGCATCGGAAGATCCAACGTTCCATCAGGCAGTGGCCGGACAGCCCGTTGTTGCAATTGCACCAGCGAGTCTGAAACCCTTGCCCAGAGGTTCAAATTCTCCCGCCACATACGGGAGCCGGAAAGCTTTTCAATCCCCGAACCGAGGAGCCTCAGCGAGTCCTCTCGCGGGTTCCCACGATCCCAGTTAATCCGATCATGCTCCCCAAACGTCCCCTCATTTTCAGTGGATTTAATCTGCTCCGGCGAGAACGCAATGTAAATATCATCCAGCATGGGATCACGCGCATTCTTAAAAACAACCCCATCGTGCCCAAGCATTAGACCCTTTTGCAAGGTAGAAACGAAAATTCCCTCCTGCCATTCCTGACCTTCGAAATCCAAGATAAGAGGATTCTCCATCCTGATAAAATACGACCCGATAGTAGGCTCGTAATTCAACTTCGGACTGAGCTCAACGTGCTGAACAAGCAATCTTTCCAGGCGAATCTGTTTGCCTTTCCAAAGCCTTTTGTCGAGCTTTTGCCTCGTCCCATCACGCATAACTATCGTGCCGCCAGACTTATATGCGTCATCAAGCATTTCTTGAATATGCTGAATCTGCGAGCGAAGCTGCTGCGCCTTGCGAGCATCGGCCTCATTCTTGTAGTAGATACCAACTCGAGCCCCGCCACCCTTGGCGTAAAAGACTGCATTGGCCGGGTTCGCCGTAAAGAAGAATCCCTTTCTGGCGCTATCAACCATCGTGGCTTGTCCACGCAGCGTTGGATCGAAAAAGGAAAACTTCTGCCCCGTTCCATGATACAGCACCACAGGCTCACCGGTAATCGAATCCACCAGCATATTCTTCCCGTTCCAGCGCTTAAAGAACGGGGACTCGAACTTCATTTCCTGCCAGAGCTTCTTTGCATAGGCCACAACGCCAGGATTTGCCAGTTCCTCCGGCGTGAGCCCCGCCACCTCCATTGGCGAAATCACACCAGCATTGCTTGTTCCGTCACGATCCCAGTTAATCCCCTTCATCGTGGCTTTCCAAATCCGATCCGAGGCTTCCTCAAGCTGGTTCTTTTTAATCAGCCCCAAAATCGCCTTGTGCTCTGGACTGTCAAGTTTGATTCCTCCCATGTCGATTGCGGTTTCAAGCATCGTTGTGACGCCTTCGATCGTTGCGGCGTCTTGTGCGGCTTCCTCGTCCAAGGGAAGTTCAGTTTCTTCCGCTTCGGGGCTCGTGTCGGTTTCGAGCTCCTGTTCTCCCTCCGCCGCCAATTGAGCCCGGTCAAGTTCAAACTGCGCCTTGATCTTTTTCTGCTGCGCCTTCAACTGTTTCGTCAGTTGAATCTGCCCCCACTTCTTCGGCTTCTTCCATTTTGCCGTCGCCGTCTGCGCATCAAGCCAACGGTCAAACGTTACGTCAGGTTTAATAAACCCTTGATCTTTCACCGAGGAGAAGAAATCCCGCAGGGCTTGTAGGACGTCCTGAAACCATGTTCCGAGCTTGGTACCTTTAAGATAATTCCTATCATGGGCGGCCCGCGAGAACTGCTCGGCCATAAACTCTTTAAAGCCCAGAATAGAATCTTCCTGTCCGGGCTTTCCGGTAATGGCCTGAATAACCTCCGCGGGAGTCATATTGTCAATCGACTTATTAATCCCCGCTTGCGCCGCCATCTTGTGCACCCAGGTGAAAATATCCTGAGTACTCTTCGTGTTCTCGAACGACCACGAGAACTTCCGCGGGCCGAGCCACGCAACGGCAAACTCCTTCCCCGAGATCGTTCCGTCGCGGGCTTGCTGCTGCAACGTGCTCCAGCGCTCGAGCAGATCCGCCTCAATCGGCGCGAACGCGCGAAGATCGTTAACCATTTTCGGCGTAACAGAGAACGAATCAATCGCCGAGTCGATCGCCATTCGCAGGGGGACTAATCCCTCCAGCGGGATCCCCGCACGAGTTCCTTGCCGGATGATCCCCTGAATAAACTTCTCTCGCTCAATCGCATGTCCAAACTCATGCGTCAGGGTGCCAACAAACTCAGCAATCGTCGTCCGGTTTCCAAAGCCATATTTTGCCTTGGCACTCGGCAGTTCCCTTGGATTGATGATATGGGCCAAGCGTCCATCCGGCAGATTAATCGTCCGGTGCATACCGGTCTGGCCGCCTTCAAGCTGCTCCATTGTGACCAGTATTGGTGCGGTGAGCCCGGCGATCTCGGCCAGCTTCCCAACGGCCTCGCCAACCGCTTCGGGCATCAATCCAGGAAACAGTGCTGCGGTGCTTTGAAGATTCCCTCCCAACACAGTCACCGAGCCATCGGGAAGATTGTCAATTTGCTTCAGCATCAGACCGGTTGTCCCCGGACTCGTGCCGGCGTAGATGATCCGATCGCCAAGCGACATTTCATTCCCGGCCAGATGGCGGGAGATATAATCCTCCCTTCGGGCCGGAACGTCCTCTCCAGCAATACCAACGTCAGCCTCGCCGGTTGCTTCGGTGTCCGTCCGGGCCCTTTGAGGGAATCGCGCATCCAGCAACGCCGCCAACTGCGTTCCAAACTCCGTCGCCGGGATCGCCTCGGACGCTCCACTCAACTGCGCCCGTTGGACAGCCGCAAGCTCTGGGTCGATTTGTCGGGTCTTCAAATCCCGAATTACCGCCCCCACTGTGTCTTTCAGCTGCGCCGGATCAGCCCCACTCGCCTCAGCCAGCTGCGCCGTTAACGTGTCGGTCAGCGCTCTTTCCTGCAAAACCTCCATGTTGGCTTGCTTCACGCGCGAGAGCCCGCGAGCCGTCCCGCCCATGACTACGCCCATGATGGCGCCCTGCCCAGCTGCCATACCAGTCCGACCGGCCATTTCCCTAAGCGAGTAGTTTCCCCACCCTGAAATATTCGCCTCGGTGTCCATCGCAAGCTGCGTTCCACCTTCCTGCCCGGCCTCTTTGCCAATCAAACTCCCCGCAGCTTTCACAATCGCCTTCAGCGTCGGCTTGCCCGCCTCGAGCATTCGTTTCATCTGCGATAAAACCGGAAGCTCCAGTATCGTGCTGACGGCCCCACCAAAGCCCATCGAACGCGCTATCTGTTCATCCGTTGCTCCCTTCGCTGTGGCTTCCTCCCATTGCCCCCCAGCTTCCAACAAACTGTTTGTAGTTAAACCTGCAGCTAAACCCAACGCTGGGTTAATAACCCCAAGGGCTACAGAAGGAATAACACTTGCCCCAAGGCTTTCGGCAACTCCACCAACCAGTTCGTCAAACAGACCCCCACCGGCTGGTCGAGCCTCTTTTAACTCTTGCTGCATAATCTTTGCGGTGCGGCCAGACTGCTCTGCAACTTTTTTCCACTCAAAATACTTTTTAGCGGCGGGGGACTCAGGATACATCTCAAACGTGGCTTTTTGTTCTTCACTGAACCCTGCCGTTTTGGCCCAGTCTTGTGCAGCATTTGCAGTAACAGCAGAACTCACCAGCCCCTTCCAAGCCCGCTCGGGCAGCGAAGCCAACGTATCCCCAACGCTTGCCGTTTCAACCTGAAACCCTTCGGGCAGTGGTACTTGCGTTTCAAGCTTAAAACCCGCCGGCAGGTTTTCCTGCGCAGCGGGTTGCTCGAGCTGAAAACCTTCAGGCAGATTTGTTACTTGACCGGCTCCCATTTTCCATTCCTCATGATAATGCGTTGCTTGGTGGTCGGATTAACAGCTGTCGTTCCTTCAGGAACCGCTGCTTGACCCGCTTGCGCGGGTTGTGTAGTCGAGGCCGCACCTGTCGCTTGCCCCTTCGGGCCACGAATCAGGCGCTCAATCTCCGCCTCATACTCTTTCTTCTTCTTAGGATCAGTGGTGTTTTCGGCCAGATACTTCAGCGCATCGAGCTCCTGCCCCTTTCGAGTCCCCTCGTAGTCCAACGTCGCTTGGGCCAATTGCGCGTCAGTCCAAGTCGGGTTCGCCCGCTTCAGCCGCTCCTCAATCCATTTCGCCTTGTCCTTTTGCTCCGCCGTCTGCGACCGGCCATGCACGACAGTCAGCGCCGCATCCTTCATCTCCTGCGAAGCCGTAGGATCCATCAGCGTTTCGCGAGCCTTCGCTACAGCGCTGTTCGCCGCAGCGCTTGCATAGGAACTCGCCACCGCGGCTTTCGATTGCTTAATGTCTTGCTCTTTCCCTTCATTCGCCAGACGAAGTGCGGAAAGCTTCTCCTGTGCCCGTATCACAGCACCGGGATCTTGCGCTTCCAGCGCCTTCAAAACATCCACTTCGGATTGCTTAAGCGCCGCCTCCGCCTCAGCTTTAGTCGCTTCAGCCTTCGCTCGCGAAACCTTCGAGGCCTCCGTCTGGCGGGCCTCCCCGGTAGTCTGCCGAGTCTGTTCCGTCGAAGCTGTGCGGTAATCCACCAGCGACGTCGTTTCCTGCGCTTTCCTTGCGGCTTCTTGATTCGCCATCACCGACTCGCGCTCTTGCGCTCCGGTCAGCTGATCATAAGCCATCAAGCCTAAAGGCAACATTTGCAGCGGGTTATGACTCGCAAGCGCCGCCGCTGCAATCATCCAGCGATTCGGATCATCCCACTTACTTTTTCCTTGCGGCTTTACAATATCAGCCGTCGGGCTTTGCGGAGCTTGCATTTGCTGCTGCGTTTGCTCCAGCGCTGTTGGCGAAAACGCCTCCGGCATCTGCGGCAGCATCTCCGGGTTTGCTTGGGTTACT